TCGTGACCCATTGCGCCACACCGACCGTGTTGTACTTGACGATATAGCCCGTGTTGGTCGAGCCCGTGACGAGATTGAACGTCCCGAACGTCGACCCATCCTTGTTGTACACGACGAGCGTCGACGAGCCGAACGTCCCGCACGAATACATGTTCCCGACCGGATCGACGGCACTGTTCGACCCGCCATAGTTCCCGGTCCCACCGGTCCCACCATAGTAGAGGGCCAGTGCACCGTTTCCGGGTGCCGAAAAAATCTGACTCGTCGACGACCCACCGATCGTCCCGTCGACCGGTCCAGCCTCTTGGGTCGGAAACACGACACGGCCTTCGCCGCCGGAAATGTGAAACACGTTGTACGATCGAGCGTAGATTCGTACGTCGCGACCCGTCAAGCACGGCGTGAGTGTGAGATTGTGCTGCTGATTCTCGAGCGATGAAAAGTTGAGCGTCCCGGACGGCACGTCAATCTCGGGTGAAATTCCAAACGAATACATGTAAAACTGGCTGTCTGGAACGCGTGTGTGAAACTCGAGCCCTTGGATGACCCGTAGGTACAAGGCGGTCGCGTAATCGGGTGTGATGATGTCGACATTGTCAGCCGCCAAACGGAGCGACACCAGATGGTCCGTCCCGCCCGTGTTTGTGTAATCGTAGACGTTCGATGCATTGTCAGCCTGGATCACCCAGTACAGCTCGGCGACCGAGTTGACGAACCGCGAGGTGAGCGAATACGTCGTCTGGTAAAAGCTCGGCGGCAGTCGAAACTGAACAAGCTGAAATGTCTGGGTCATGTACGACAAGGGGTACAGTGTCATGTAGTCGCGCTCAGCCTTGGACACGTAGACGTAATCGATGAACAGATCGGCTTGAACCTGGCCGACATATCCACCGCTCGTAAAGACGCTCGCGGCGTTGAAGACGATGCGTAGCTTGGGAGACTCGTCGAGCGCGACGAGTGGTAGACTCACCGTGAATGGCAGCTGGATGAAATAGGCTGCCAGGTTGCTCGTCACCCCCTTGCCCAAGAGGGTTGTCAACGCAGATTGTTTCGCCTGAGGCACCGTAATCTCGTTGAGCATGTTCATCGTTTCGCCATAGTGCCGCTCGATAACCTGGTCTTTGTACATCAGTTCGACTCGGTCGATCATCGCTGTACCGGCCGACGGCTGAACGACCGTCGGTGCATCGCTCGGCCACGCAACCCGAAGAACCATCGTGCTGACGACGTCACCCGTCTTGGGAATCGACAGGGTCAAGTCTTCACCGAATGATACACTCTTCTCAAACTGCACTCGGATCGTCTGCGTCGCAAACTGTGCAGGTGGATCCTGCATCTCTGTTGTTCACGCAGAATATTTTACGATGTATGTGTCGTACGTGCTTCCACGGGCCGTAAGGATAGCCGCCGGGACGCTCGTGTTCGTGTTGTTGTAAAAGTTGGTCACGTCGGAAAATGACCCGGTGACCAGAATGTTGGATGATGTCCGGTCGTACGTCACGCTGCCCGCGAACGTGTACGCGTCGGCCGTAATGTCGTCAATCTGCGCCGCCCATACGAGCGTACCAGTCGGTGAAAGCTTCATGACGTAGCCATCCTGGCCAGTCACCGTGTACGTGCGCGTCGTGGCGAGCGTCGTCGTGCCGTACATGAGCCCGGTTGCAAACACATTTCCCTCTGGATCGGTCGTGACACCGAGACCAAAGTTTGATGCGGGCGAACCAGCCGTCGCGACGGCGAGTCTGATCCACTGAGCCGTACCGGCCGAATTGTACTTTGCGACGTACCCGGCACCCTTGGCAATCACACCTGTCGTGACGGTTGCGCTCGTCCCCGGCTGATTGTAGACGTTCCATGAAGTGGCGGTTGACGCGATACCACCCGTCACCACGATCGTTTTGTCGATCGCGACGGTCGGAACGACGATCCCCTGACCACCAGCACCGACGCGCGTCACCCATGTCACTGTACCGGCCGTTGAATACTTGGCCAAAAAGGCGTCGTTCGACGCACTGGTACCTGACAAAGACGTGGGTGTCCCGGCTGCGTTGTACACACCGAGCGTACCTGTAGTGTTCCAAGATCCAGAGACGAGCACCGACGCATCGGGGCTCGACGCGATACCAGTCGAGTTGACGGTGGCCGCCGCCACGCCAATCTTTGCAACCCACTGGGCAACACCGGCGTGTGAATACTTGGCGACGTATCCATCACGCGTGCCGACTGCCGCGAGCGAAAGGGTTGTCGTTCCGTCGGCATTATAAAATGCCGGCGAGCCAGTGTAGTTGCCCGTGATATAAACGCCCTCGGAATCGCTCGTCACGCCGAGTCCCGAACAGGTGGCGCCCGCCTTGGCGACCCATGTGACGTACTGGCCAAACGTGCCATACTTTGCGACGAACATGATCGTTCCACTCGGGGCACTCAGTGTCACAAAGTTTCCATCGACGTTGACAAAGTATGCAGTCGGTCCAAAGATTGGCGTGAACGTCCCGACGACGTACACGCTCGTCCCTTGGACGGCCAGCGCATTGACGACGACACTTCCGGCACCCAACGCCGTGAGCACGACCGTGCTTGCGAGTGTCGACGTCTGATCGTAGACGGCCAGGTAGCTGTCGGGTGAGCCACCGTACCACGGGAAGAGTGGTCCGTTGCCAAACTGAATGTCATTCCCCTGAAATGTACCGCCGACATAAAAGTTGCCCGACGAATCAAACGCAATCTGTTGAGGTCTGGTGGTCGGCACGCCCTCAAGCGTCCCGGTCGACGCACCGATGCCACCGATGCCGACCGTCGCAAGAACGTTTCCAGACAGGGGACGAGCACCCACTGTGGCGACGGTTGCAGTCGACGTGTAGATCCACCGATTGTCCGGCTGGAACATGGTTTTGAACGACGGGGACATGAAGCGGAGACCACCGATTCCATTTTCGACCCGAAACACGTTGTAGGTCCGGGCGTAGACGCGCGTCACGGTGTTTGCAGTGACGGACGGCGTCGACACCTGAATGTCTCGGATGCGAGCAAGGTTGACGCTCCCGGCCACTCGGTTGTTCGCCTCTGGATCCTGTGAAAATGACACGAGCGTCATTGTTCGCTGCGGCATGGATGAATGATACCGGTACGGCTCGATCGCACGGGCCGTCCAGTCAAACACCTTTTCGTTGTTAAACCTGATTTCGACCGGCGTCAGTTGATTGTAGACGTAGGGCCCCGTACTCACGGACGACTGGTTCACCATGAAGAACTCCTTGGTCGGACCGGCAATTTCGAGCCCGAAGCGCACTTCCGGCGACTGGGTCAGTGACGTCTGGCTCACGATGTACTCGCGGGCCTCGATTTCACTCTTGTCAGGCATGCGGACATAGTCGACGATGATCGACGTCTGGAGTGACGACGGTGCAATTGCGATCGACGTATCCTGTCTGAGAACGTTCGGCGTTCCGAACGGAAAGCTGTAAATGTACCGGCCGTCAAACACGTTGATGTTGAACGCGCCCGATGTAACCACGGCAGTTCGTCCACCGGCTGACGTTGCACCGGTTCCGTACTCGAACCATTCGTAGGATGACGCGGACGTGAATGACGTGGCTGTGTTGTACCGCAAAAATACGCCATTCCCACTGACCGTAATGTACTGGCCGTCAAATACCGGTGATTTGAACGCTGCGGTGTTTGCACCGGCGTACACCACGCTGAGCAGCACGAACGAGTCCCATGCGCCCGCCGTTGCAAACGTGCCGCGCGTATCGTACCGGATCCATCGGCTCGTCGTCACGTCCGACAACCAGTACACATACCGGCCGTCAAATATCGAGGCGCTCAGGTTTTGCTGAGAAATGCTCAGCACCGAGTTGTAGTTGAACGCGGCCCATGAACCCGCGGTTGTGAATGCGGCGTTCGTGTCATACCGGATGATGAGCGTGTTTTGGTACTTGTCGGCAAAGTAGACGTACCGGCCGTCGAACGTCGGTGTCACCTGAAGATTGATGTTGACTGCGACGACACCCGTCACTTTGAGATCAATCGTGTCGACGCTGAGACTCTGCGTGTCGAAGCGATACACGGTGTTGTAGGCACCGGCGGCGTCGTTCGAACCGGCGTATGCGTAAATGTACCGTCCGTCAGTGCATGCAACCCGTCGAGGTATGCCGGCAGGGAACACGACGTACGATGACGTCAGGAACGTCGCGAGTGTCTGTGTCGTCGCGATCGGCACAGACACGATGTACTGATCGGTCGACACCGCAAACACTTCGCCGTTGATGACAAAGCTCGCCTCGAACTGCGCATTCGGACTCACGTCACCCATCTGAACAAACGTCGGAGCGACAAAGGGTACCCTTGGATTCACGAGCCCGAACATGTTGTACGAAAAGACGTAGATGTACGTGCCGTCAAACACCGCCGTGTTTGAGTACAGGGTCGGGAAGACGGGTGTGACGGTTGACGACGCGCTGTTCAGGAACCCGTAGCCGCTCAAGGGAACATCGGTCGCCGTCAGACGCGAAAACTGTTCGAACGCCACGCGAACCTTTACATCCTGACGGTACAAATCCCGGATCGGCAAAGCCATTTCGGGCGAGAATGGCAGCGTGATGTAGTACGTCCGGGGAATCTGTGCCGTGCTCGTGTCACCCTTGCCATTGAGCAGCAGCAGCGCCGCCTGATTTTCGTACTGAACCTCGAGATCCTGGCGAATTTCAATGTACTCACCAGTCACGACATCGAGCGTCTGACCGCCGACCAAAAACTCTGCCGTTCGAATGAGATATGTGCCGACCGAATCGACATACGTCAGACCGACCGGTGGTGTAAACCCAGGGACCCACCCACCTTGCTCGAGCGTGAACGGCGCCTGGAGAGTGGTTGTCGCCGCGTAGGTGACAATGCCGGATGTACCCAACTTTGTGCCGAGCTTGTCGTCAAACCCGAAAAAGGCGGTTTCGGTCGCCAGGAATCCGATGCGTGCCACGCTCGCCGCGAGGGTAAAAGTCAGACGATCGACCCCATTGTACGTCACGGCAGTCAGGTATGCCGACACGGGAAGCCAGGTCAGAACGGCCGATGAATAAAAAGGCTGGTTCGACCGAACCTGTAAAATCTCCAGCACATTGCCAGACGAATCGATGATATAGATGTACGGCTGGAACGTGGCTGAGCTGACAGGGTAGCACCACCCGGGCTTGCGATAGAAGAGGGCGGGCAACGTACACTTGAGCGTCATCTTTTGAATGAGATCACCCTTGGTCGGAAGCGTGCACGTGACGGTCGATCCGAAAAAGACGTTCGACGTGTCGAACGGCACCTCGTACGATTCGAGTACGTAGGGTTCACGTTTGCGATACAGTGTCAGAAAGTACGTCTGTTTCGGCATCCCTGTGAGCCACACGTCTTGCTCACCACGCGCTGCAAGTCGAATGCTGGCACTCGACATGTCCTACATGTAGGCAATGGTTTTTTACGGCGCGACACAGGCGCTCTGGAAAAATACCTCGAACTAGTAGTGAAATGGCGGCAAATTTGCAGCTCAGGAAATTTGACCCCAGCACAATCGCGGACGACAAGGTGTGTGTCTTCATCGGCAAGCGTGGCACTGGTAAATCGACCCTCGTGACTGACATCATGTACTACAAGCGACACTTGCCGGTCGGGATCGTCATGTCAGGCACGGAGGACGGGAACCACTACTACAAACAGTTTGTGCCCGACCTGTTCATCTACGGCGACTATAACAAGTCGGCGATCGAAAAGGTGCTCGCCCGTCAACGAACCATCGTCGGCTCGGGACGCAAGACGGGTGCTTTTCTGCTCATGGACGATTGCATGTACGACAAGGCGTTCATGAAGGATACGTGCATCCGGCAATGCTTCATGAACGGCCGTCACTGGAAACTCTTTTTCATGCTGACGATGCAGTACTGTATGGATCTGTCGCCTGATCTGCGTGCCAACGTCGACTATGTGTTTGTCCTGCGTGAGAATGTCATCCAGAACCGCGAGCGGCTGTACAAGTCATTCTTCGGCGTCTTTCCGACGTTCGACATGTTCTGCCAGGTGATGAACGCCTGTACTGAAAACTATGAGTGTCTGGTCCTGGACAACACGAGCAAATCCAATCGGATCGAGGATTGCGTGTTCTACTACAAGGCGCCAATTCGTACGGGGTTCCGCATCGGTTCAGACGCCATGTGGCAGTATCACGCCAAAAACTACAACCCGAAACACCCACCGGCGCTTCAATCAACATCTGGAACACCTATGGTCAAGAAGGGGTCGTCGACATTCACAATCAAGAAGGTCTAACGGTTTTTTTCACGGTCATTAATAAATGCTCCGCCGATCTACGTCCGCTCCAGCTCGTCTCGGTCGCTCCCCTTCAGCGATCAACCAGTTGGCTCTCATGCTGGCAAACCTGCGTCTTGGCGCATCACCCATGAACATAAACAACCCGCGTAAGCGTCGTCGCAGCCCGACAGTTCGTCGGTCGCCCGGTGGAGCTCGCAAACGCACTCGTCGTTAAGTACGCGCCCCAAGTCGCTAAAAAGACTCTCGCCGTGAATCAATGGAGAACATGGATTTTGGCTCAGGCGGTTCTACCATGATTCAGTACATTC